TACCAAATAGTAAACGTTCTTTACTTGTTGTATCTAGGGTTAAAAGGTTTTCTTTATAGTGCTTAGATATAAAAGGGTTATCGTCTATTAACGAAGATATAAAGCGTTTATTGTCTTTAATGCTTCCGTCTTGTTGTGGTTTGTAAAACTCCGAGTAAGTCCAATTCTTAGCAGGATTACAGGTATAAAGTATTTTAGGTACTAAATCGTTTTGGTCTAACTGAAAACGAATCCTTGATTTAATAATATTTCTTGCTTTATCGTCTACCTGATTTGCTTCGTCAATAAATGCGTCTGTAATCTCTAACGAACCTAATTCATCGAAGTTTGGGTCGCTTGGGTAGCTATATAAATCTTTTAATAGAATAGTTGAGCCGTTTGGGAAGTCTATTGTACTTGACTGACCGTTATATTTATAATGCTTCCCAGCCTCTAATCCTTGTAATTTAGCTACCTGAAAGAATGATACTAAAGTAGTTTCTTTAAGCGTCTTAAGTACGGCACGTCCTATTAATCCTCTAGTATTAGGATATTTTAACCTTTGTTTTAATTGCCAGTAACAACCTAATAAAGTTTTACCGCCACCTGCTCCGCCACCAAAAAGTATTTCGTTTGTAGTTTTATCTTCAAGTAAATCTAAAGCCGTTGTCTGCTTTATGGATAGTTCCATTATGGTTTGTTTTCTACGTATGTTTTATTTTCTTCCCAGTTAATTTGCAGCCCACCGCTTAACTCTATTTCGCTTGTTTGCTTTGCCCTACCTTCTAGTCTATCCATTAACTCCTTATAAGCGTTTAAATCGCCTTTAAATGCCTTTTGTAATACTACTAAGTCTAACTGCTCCGCTACGCTAAATTCTTCTTTCTCCCCTGTTATTGGGTTAGTCTTAGTTTGTACTAACTCAAGTAAACGAAGTAAACGGGTTTTGCTATTAGGTACGCCACGAGGTCGTCCTGCAGGGTTCCCGCTTACACCTTTAGGGAATGGTTTTAAGTTTTCATCGTTTGCCATACTTCGTTGATTTCTCGTTGTATTTGAGCGGGAAGGTGGTATTGCACCCCTTCTTTTGGCTGGAATGCCAAACGCATTACTTTTATGCTTCTCCCGCTTGTCTTGATGCCAAAGTTACCTTATTTCCCTTGTACATTCCTGCACCAAGTTCATCTATTTTTGAAAAAGGTAATACAGGAACTGTTAATTGACAAGTTTTATCTATTAAATAAATATATCTAATTTGAAACCCATCTAATTTTACACCTCCATTATCTTTTATCCAACTTGTTCCACTTTTACCATTACTTTCTTTTGTTCTATGTGCCGAACTTGTCAAACTACATACCACTTCTCCATTAGGCAATTGATATGTACTTGTATTTTTACTAACTCCTATTAATTTAAATCCACTTGCTCTATAAATTGTCCCATCTCCACAAAGATTTGCATCACTAAAACTTAATATCCATTTAATATGAGGAGCATTTTTTTTAATAAGTTTAATAGTAATTGCAATGCATCTACTTTCACTATATTTTGGTAAATATTCATCAAATGCCATTCTATTAAGTTCAATTACTTCATTCCATTTTGTATTTTCTACATAGTGTATAACCTTTGCTTTTACCATTGGACTTCCATAACTTAATACTCCGTGCAATTTACCATCTAAAAAGCAACCAAAGTGCAATGTGCTATTAGGTACTACCTTACCAGAATAATGGTTTAATTTAACAAACTCATTAGCAACCTTACTTGGTATTACCTTTACTAGGATTTCTTTTGCTCTGCCCATTGCATTATTATTAAATATAAAGCGTTACCGTTTGAATTTTCATTACCCATTGTTTCTGCATATTTATATTCTTCTGTGCGTTTAATTTCCTCAATAGCATTTTTTACTTGTGTACATTGTTCATCTGCTAAAGTGAAAGTCATTTGCTGAAATGGAGATTTATCGCCATCAGGCAAACTAAAACCCTCTCCTAAATCTTCTACATTTTCAAAACCTATAATATCTAATCCCCATTCTTGTATTAAATCTACGTCCCAATTATTTGCTAATTCTGACCAATCGTGTGAACCAAACGAAACGTTATCTTTAATTATAAACTCTTTCTTCTGTGCTTCAGTTAAGTCTTTAGCTTGTTTTACAGGAACGTCTTTTAATCCTGCTTCAATACAAGCCTTTAGCCTCATATTGCCACCTAGTACCATATTGTTTTCATCTATTACAATAGGTCTTAATTCTAGCATTTGCGGAAAATCCTGAATAGACTTTACAAGTTGCTTAAACTTATTATCCTTTATCAGGCGGGGATTGTTTGGGTTTGGTTTAATGTCTGTTATTAGCATTATCTGTTTTTTGTTGGTGTTCGTATTGCCGCCGTTTGTGGCACTTCTTTTTTAATAAGATTCTTATAATTTAATTCCTTCCAGCAATAGAAGCAACTAAGTTCGTGTAAAGTTAACTTAGATAACCAAACATAATCATAAGTTAATTTACCACATTTACACTTGTATTCTCTTTTGCCGTAACTATCTTTCATTATCTGCCCTGCTTTACATACTTTTTAACTGGCTTATCCTTTGGTCCGTTGCTTTTCTTATACTTGCCGCATTTCCTTTTACCGAACGTTGCCTTTGTGCTATCCCCTTTTATCTTCGCCATTTTTTAAATATTGTTTTATATAATCAGCCATAAAATCAAATGCTTCCATTTTAGTATTACCGAAAACATAATGCGTCGTTCCTTCAATTACAAATGAATAACAGAAGTGTCCGTCTATTTCAGTTGCTTTGCAAGTGTCATATATGTTAACTGTATCTTTCAATTAGTTCGTTTAATTCTGTTCTGGTCCATTTTTTAACTAGCCTTGCGTTTTGTTCTAAGTATATTAAAACACCTTCCCCGTACTTATTAATAATTCCTTTTCTATACCCTATTAAGTGGAATTCATCAAAGCAATTCGACCACTCGCACTCGCCATTAACGTTAAACTCGTCAAACCTTAAAGCACTTCCACCCTTAACAGGTGCAAAATGCCCAGCGTTCATTTTATCTATTGGCAATGTTTTACCACAAGAAATGCACGTAAAAAACCCGTCTTGAGAATCTCTACGCCTAATATAGGCATTAAATACCTTTTGGGCTTTAGCAGTTAGTTTAGGTATTGTTATTAGTGCCATATTGCAAAACTATGTTATTTATTAATGCGAAATACTATTTTTCTTCCCTGATACTCAAATTTCTTTTGCTTTAAAGGATTAAGCCCTAAACGTATTGAACTTTCGTGTATTCCTGTTATTCTAGTTGCATAAGCAATAGATTTAAAAATTTGCTCGGTTTTGTCGTCTATGTATATTAATCTTACCTTCTGTGCGTTTTCAATTCCTTCTATGCTCATTTTAATATTTATATGGTCTGTCTAGTTTATACTGACGATTTACTTTGTAGGAACATTCTTTGCATTGGTGGTAATAACCGTCTTTTGAATCCCACCTTTTGTGAAACTTTATTAGTTCCTTTTGTTCCTTACATACTTTACAGGTCTTTTTCATTGGGTGCAGTTATTATTTCATAAATTATCCATAACAATATAAATCCTATTACTATTGCTATTTGTGTCATAGTTTATTGTTAATAGCGTTTAATATAATCTTAGAACCATATTTACCTAGTTCCCATATTATAATAATAAATAAAGTTTCTTTCATGTTATTTGTTTTGGTCTGTTAAAAATACTTTCATTGTTTTTCCATCATCTTGAATAGACACCTCAACTTTAACTCCATACTCTACAACTATTCTGCCTCTTTGTTTTTTAGTATGGTCTATTACTTCAAATCTTGTTACCTTATCAATAGGTTGTATTGGTATTGAATTATAATCATTTCTTTCATCCATAGGTTATTTGTTTTGGTTAGTATTTTTTTCTTTTTTTATCATCAGTTTTTAACTGAATTAATATTGCTATTAAAAAAAATATTATTAAAAGTATTGCTGACATATATTTTAGTTTAAAAAGCCCCCACGTTTTATAACCAACCCCTTGTTTATAATGTTTTTGTGAGGGCTAATGTTATTTTGTTTTTAAATATTCAATCATTGCGTTTCGGTTAGCATCTTTGTCTACTTCGTTGCTCATTCTGTTTGTGTCCCCTGCAGCCTTATTTTGGCTATGTGTTTCTTCTTTAAGTCCAGCATAAGCTAAATGTCTTTGCTCCCTGTAAACCTCTAGCATTTCGTAAAAAGTAGGCATATCCATGCGATCATAAACTTTGCCGTATTTGTACTTTACCATTCCGTCTAAAAATAAAAGTATGTCCTGAATAGCTAACTGGTCTTCTGCTGCTGATTCAATTAAAGAATAGCTAAGGTCTGTTACTTGTTCAGGATTCATTCCAACCCTTAAATTGAAACTATTAAGCGTTTTAGTTATCTGTTTACTAAGCAAAGCAGCTATTTTATCGTTACCATACGTTTTAGCAAGTGCTGGTATTCTTTCGCTTACTGGTACTAATTCAATAACTTTAATTGGTAATGCTTCGCCTTTGTCTTTAAATCTACACATTTGATTAAATATTTCTCCTGTGCTACCAAGTGCTACTGCGTTTAATAAAGGCTTCGTGTAACTGTTCGTCGGTAATTTTTGGAGCTGATTTTGAGTAGTTGTTTGTAGTTGCATTTGATTCTGTTTTTAGTTCAAAAAATCCCTTCCAGCCTTTAGCTAAGGATTGTTCTATTATTTTAATTGCGTTTTCTTCTAACCCTTTAGAAAGTTTAACTAAGTCGTTTAAAGCTGCTTGTTTCATAGCTACTGACTTGTAAGTAAAGTTATATTGTTCTTTTTTATATTCAAGCCATATCCCCCAATATTTTATAAACTTAATTGATTCAAAAGGCATAACCACCGTTTCTTTTGTTTCCTTTACTTTATTTACTTTCTTTTCCTTTATTTCCTTTCCTTTACTTTCCTTTATAGCATTGCTATCGCATTGCGTTTGCATTGCGTTCGCATTTGTCCACCTCTTATGTGCTGATTCTCTTGCTTTTACGCTTTTAGAATCACGTTCGTCTATGCGTTTTTGTACCGATAAACTGCCAAAAGTTTCACCGTCAAATACGAATAAATCAAAGTCATTAATTATACTTTTTACTACGTCTGCATTAATTCTGTAATCATATGCAATGCCTTCGTAATCCGATTGCAATGCGTTGGCATTATTGTATAAATCTTCAATAATAGCCCAAAATAGCCCGTAGCCAATTAATCCGTGTTTCCTTAATAGAAACTTAATTTTTTCATCGTTCCTACTATTGTAGTCGTGTGAAAAGTAAAATGTATCTTTTGCCATAAAAATAAAATAGCCCATCGAATCCACATCCGTCGCATGGATGTTTCATCTCTGGGCCAATAAGTTACTGTTGGATATGCGACATCCTGTTACAAATATACTAAATAATTGAATAAGAAGCGTAACTTTTACCTTCTTTTGTAACTATTTTAGTAATAATCTTTAATCCGTCGTTCCTTAGGTCGCTTATCCTAGCTGCTAACCTGAAGCAGTTAAATTTATTTAAAGCGTCGATTGGTGTTATTGCTTTACCTTTACTAAGATAGTTAGCAATTTGTTGGTTTTGTGTCATTGTTGTTCGTTTAGTCGTATGATTAATTGAAATTCATCTATGTAATTTACCAAAGGAAGCCAGCTTAAAACTATTATTTTTCTAGTAGCCTTAGAGCCAAAAGACTTAGTTCGTATTACTTTGCCGTTCTTAGTTAACATTACTAAGCCTGTTGTTTCTTTTCCTTTTAGTCCGTTGTTCATAAAAAAGTGTGCTTATTTTCTAATAGGTTCTTATTCACCCAACCTATATATTTACTAAAATGGCATTATATCTTCGCTTTCTTGCTGATTTACAGGGCTAGAATATTCTTTTTTCTCAAAGTTGTATTCTTTGCCATTACCTGCATACTGCTTTTTAGCCTTTTCTGCTCGTTCTTCTTTGCTTTGGTTATTATACACAGTATGAGTGTTTTCGTACTGGTCTTTCTCTTTCCTAGCGTCTACAACTAATGAAGCGTAATGTTTAACACCTGATTTAGTTTGTACAGGCTTCCATTGAATGTCTTCTTGTGCGATTGAAATTACTATCATTTTTTTTTATTTATTGGTTATTTAATTTTTCTTCTGCTGCTCTTAGCATTATTTCATCCATATCGTTTTGTTCTTGTTCGTCCTTTATTTTTTCTTCTTCGTCTTCTTCTTCTAATTCTTCCCAGTCGCAATGCTCAAAGCATTCAGGACATAGGTCGTAGGTTATTTCGCTTTCATAACCGCAGCAAGTATTAATCAGCATATTCTTCGTATTTTTCGGTGAAGTCAGACATAGGTAAAAACTTTACATTACTCATTTTAGCTTCTACTTTATAGCCTGATTTTAAATAATATTCTTTTAATTTACCCTTATAGTATAAATACTTGTCGTAGTTTTCCTGTTTAAATACAAAAGGATTGTTACTACTGGATAGCTTCCTATAAAGGTCAAAATTATCCTGTAATTTAATTAATTGTAAGTCCATTATAAAGTAATTTTTTTGTTAGAGAATAGCTTTTTAATAGCTTTATTTTCTTCTACCATTTCAGTATTTTGAACGTAAAGCTGCTTTAATTCATCTAAAGAAACAACTAAATCAATAGCTAGTTCTAAATCTTCAGCTATTTCGTGTTTCTTAATGTAAGCTGGATTCTGTACGTCTGATTGGTTCATTTCATCCCCAGTGTATAAACCGCTTAAATCTTGTGGGTATGCCTTTCTTAGTGCTAATGCTTCTGCAACCTTAGAAAGCATCGTGTGAGGCATCTTAGCCCACATTCCCGTTACTTTACCTTCGTTGTTCTTAGGTGCGTATTCATCCCAATAAGCTACACCTACTGAAGCCTCGTAACGTACTTCATTATGGAAGCGAAATACCGATACTTTGCAGCTTATTAAAGTACCTTCCTTTTCAGCAAAAATAGGTTCGCTTTGTCCACCATAAGTTCCTGAACGTTCAGCAATTACCCTAAACCCGTCAATACTTGTTTGGATTGTCATTTTTTTAACCCAGTTAGCACCTTGTTTAACGTTCCTGTGGATGCAATAAAGTTGTCTAGTAAGTGGGTTTAAGCCCGTTAATTGTGCCTGATAAAGAAACAATTTAAGTTCTTCAGCAGTTGCCTCAGGTGCAATTTGACTTCTAATAAGTTCAAATTCTTCCTTTGAGAAAGCCTTTTTTGTTGTTTGTAACTGATTCATAGTTAATAATTGGTTTTGTAGTGTAAATTTAAGCTATTATTCGTTAATAACCTGTTAAAGTTGGATATTTATATTAAAATAATCTTGTTTAATGTCGTCCCTATATTTGCTCCTTACTAACTCCCCTATCTTGTTAAAAGAGTATAAATAGGTTGTCCTGTCCCTGTCAAATATTTTGGCTATTGCTTCAGGCCCAAGCTGGGTTTTTTCCCTGATAATATACATAGCCATTTGTCTTGCTTGGGTTACAGTTTCACCCCTATATTTGCTCATTAACTGACCGTATTTAATCCCGTAATAAGCACAAACTACTTCGCAGATATTAACTGCTAGGTCTTTCTTTTCCTGCTCCATTTGAAATTTGTTTTTGCAATAAGTCCTTGACGGCTTTAAGTTCGTTTCTAAGTTCGATAATTCTTTTTCTAAGTTCTTCATTTTCTAGTTGTGTTAAGTAGTGTTGTTTAATTTCGTACATTATAATTTTTCTATTTCTTGTTTAACTTCAACCCAATATTGGTCTAATACAAATCTTTCTTTATACATTCCTCTTACATTAAACCAAGATACTCTTTTTGATGTTATATGTAATATTTCATCTACTGCTATTAATGCACATTGTTTAGCATTAGACTCATAGTCGCATTCCCTACAACTAAAAGCCATTTTTTCAAATAATTCTATTGCTTTTTCTTTTGGTGTCATATAAATAAAATTGATTCTTTGTTTAAATAGGTTTCTAAAAGGTCGCTTTCTATTATGTAAACTTCTTGCTCTGTTGCTCCGTCTTTCATTAAGCGGAATTTAAAAAGGCTTATAATAGTTTCGCAAATTTTTAACTGTTCTAAGTTAGTACAACTGTTTATGCAGTTTATTACCCATTGTTTATTCTCGTTCATATTAAATATTTTGTAAAAAAGCCGTTAATAAAAAAGCTACTATTATAACAACGATAGCTTGGAAATTCCTGTTTTGTTCTTTGGTCATTTTAATTTGCTTTAAGATTAATAATAATAGTGTGGATGCATTCAGTAAACGTAATTGATTCTACTCTAAAAAAATGTATTTCGTTAATAGGCTTTAAGAACAATAATGTTCCCACATTGGGAAGGTGCGTAAATTCCCAGTCCCTAAATTCGTTTTCAAAACATACTTTAATTTGTTGATTCATAACTGTTTGGTTTAATTGTTATGTAAATATCAAAAAAGTTATTGACACTAAAAAGTTAAAGTTGTTAAAAAAGTGTTAAAATTGTTAAAACTATTGATAATCAAATAGTTATGAGTAGTAATTGCATGAAATATTAGGAAAATTCATGCAGTTTATTAAGTAACTAGAAATATATTTCTATTATAACGTGTCATAAAATGCACTTTTTGATATGCTTTTATCCCTTATAATGCACTTTACTCAATGCAATGAGTGAAATTACTCAATGGAATGAGCAAAAAAAGGGGGACAAATAAAAATAAGTCCCCGTAAACCTGTTATGAATCGCTGCAAATATAGTGTATTAAAACAAAAACTGCCCTCCTTTTTAGGGGAAGGCAGAACCATACCAACAAACAACTATTTACTGCCGTCCTGTAACGGCAAATCCTTACTATTATCAACCCGTCTATAGCCTTCTTTCCAAAGTATCTTAGTCAAAGTTATTGATTTTTCAACTATGGCATCTTCGTCATCTTCTGCCCAAAGTAAGTGGGCAACTTCATGTATAAGTATCTCAAGGTGCTTTCTACCCTTCAGCCTAGAATCTATATAAATTTCCCCGTCAGACCACGCTAAACCATGAACTTTTTCTTTACCTAGCTTTTTATATGTAATTTTTATTTTCATACTTTTAGTTCTTCTAAGTCAGGTCTAATTAATTCCGTTACTTGGTATTTATAGCCGCCTCTAACCTTAGCTAGTGCCTTAGTAATTTCATCAACTATTAAATACATTTCGTTTAGTTTCTTAGCTAGTGTTTGTTCTTGTTGTAGTAAAGTCATTTTATTAAATCCTTTTGGTAGCTTACTTGTCGCCATTATTTATCAGTTTTAGTATGTGTTTTAGAGCAGGTCTTACATTGATACTGAACCTTTTTAACGCCAGTTGCTGAAACTCTAGTTCCTTTTCTTACAAGTTCATCGGAACCACATTCAGGACATGAACCCCTGTCGCCACCAAATATTACCCCGTAATGCGTCTTGGCTGGTATATGTAAAGATAGTTTCTTGTGTACCTTTTCAAGTAGGACTACATCCATTTTGCAGTACTTAATCATTTGTGCCATAGCAATAGGACACTTCTTTAAAACAATATCAGTCCATAAACTGAAGTCTGTTTTAATCTTTTGCCCAATGCCTAAAAACTTACCGATATAATCTAATTTATTAGAATTGAATTTAAACTTAGAACGTGCAACCTTTAAAGTATCTATTGTTACGTATCTAGGGAACATTTCTATTTCGTGAAATAAACATCTAGTCCTTATCCAAGCTAGATCAAATTTATCTCCATTATGTCCAATTAATTCGTCTGCTTCGTTTGCTACCTTAACAAATGCCTGAAGCATCTTTTTGTCGCATTGCTTACTATCCCAATTTAATGATTGTGTTTCTTTATCGTCTTCCCACTTATAACAAATGCAAATTAAAGCCCGTTCTTTAATAATGTTCTGTGGACCAATAGAAAGTTTGTACCCCGATTGCCAAAAGAAGCCAATATTCGGTGCAGTTTCCACGTCAAAGTAGAGGCGTTTTCTTTTTGTTCTTAGTGTTGTTTGTTTGGTCATTTTGTTGTTTTTAGATTATGCTATTGAGTCCCGAATTAAATCCGATTCAGCTTCCCGTCTAGTAACCAGTCCTTCCATTTTTTTCCCCTCCCAAAGTCGTTTACTAGCTTCAACTTGTTCTGCAATTCCTTCGTAATCCTGTTTAGCTACTAAATTAACAATAGCTTTCATTTCTTTTCGTGAATCCCCTTCTAATTTATTACCCCTGTTAAATACCATTGAAACTAAAGCCCCTTGAGTATCTTCGTTTAATGTTTCTAATTCAGGATAAATGTCCTTTGTAAGTTTGTAGTATCTAGGCAACTGGGATTTAATAAACACTTCATAAGCAGCTAAATAAGGTATTCTAACGTTCATTACTTCGCCCTTCATCATAGGTACAACCTTTTCACCTTTAACCCCTATAAACCGCCTTAAAGCGTTTACAAAGTTTAAATTAATAACACCTGACCAATCCTTTAGAAATTGCTTTTCTGTTTGATAGCCTAAATCATAGCCGAAGCCCACCGTAAGCCCGCTTTCTCCTTTAGGATAAGTAGGTTTCTGCAAAAATCTTTCGTAATACGATTTACTTCCTACCTCGTGCAGTATTATAAAATCAGACGCTTTTTTGCTAATCATATTAATAATTTTGATAGGTAGTTTTACCATTTGTCTTTACTGCTCTTAATACTTGCTTTCTTTGTTTACCTGTTGACTCATAAGAAACGTGTACCCAATCTGGATTTTTGCTATCCCCAAACTCATATATTAATTGGTCAAATGTTAAGTTATCTTTAATGTAGTCAAATACCATTTTATTAGTAATTCCACTTGCTGAACTATCCATATCTATATCTATTGCCTCACCAGAGCAGTGTTGACTAGTTAATGAACCGCCAATACACTTGTTTAATTCTACACTACGATAACCACTTGAAATATGTATAGGGCATCCAAAATGAACCCTAATAGGCTCAAATACCTTTTCGGCTAATAACTTAAAGTTTTCAATATGTTGTGGAATAGGCATATTGCTAATTCCGTTTCTCTTTGCTGATTCACTACGAATTACTTCGCTTAAATCTAAATTTGCTGATAGTTTCATACGTTATAAATAAAATAAGTTAAAGCCACAACCCAAAAGGTAAAGCCTATAATTAATGCCTTTTTTTCGTTATTCGGCATCTTTCTTTGTTGAAAATTTGTCTATTGTCGATGTACCCATTGCAGCAATACATATAGCCATAACCGCATCTACAAGTTTGTCGCTTGGTGCAATTTCTAAATGACTAAATGAATTAGCCAATAAAGTAATGCATAAAAATAAAGCACTTAATAAAGCTATAACTCTTTTAGTGCTTATAGAACCTCTTTCATCCGATAGTAAATTTGCTATCCATTTCATACTATTGTGTTTTAATTAATGCTAAAGTTATAAATAAAAGAAATATCCAAAACCTGTTTAAATCTTGCGTTTTTTCGTACTTTTCTTTGAACTCTTGGTCAATTCCTGTGGGTTGTTTAGTATTTTGGATATAAAATCTGTAAGTGTTAATTGTATCTTGCTTTTTACTAATTTGATTAATTGCTGAATCATAATATTTTGTTTTAACTTTTAGTGAATCTATTGTATTGTTATAACCCAAATACAAAGCATTTATTTCTTTGCCCTGCTCAATGGTCATTATAACAACAGAATCTTGTTTAATTTTTTTTATTATCGGATATTGGCAATAGCTTGAAACTGATACCAGTATCATTACTAACGCTATCCAAAGTTGCTTTGACTTCACTTAGTTCGGTTTTTAATATTGTTACTTCTGTTTTTAATACTTTTATAGTTTCAACTGCCTTTTCTACCAACTCCACCTCTTTTTTACTTGCTTTAGCTTGTACTTGTACTGATAATGTGTTTGTTTCTGACACCTTATTCATTAACTTTTGGAACTCAATGTCTTCTTTTAGTTCATCGCTTTGCTTTTGAGCAGTAACTGTACATCCAAATAAAAATATGAATAAGAAGTATTTCATTACTTAATAGATTGTATTTTACCTAAACTTTCAAGTGTGCTTAGTTTCGCAGTAGCCGATGCCAATGACGAATCACACCTTCTTAATGCTATCTGCATTAAATCAACTTTGTCGTCTAACTTTTGCACTTTAATTGACTGTGAAGTAATTTGGTCTTTAAACGTAGAACGTACATCAATATACAAAGCAGATATTCCACATAAAACAATAAATAAAGTCCCAATAATAGGATTCTTCACAAAATCTTTAAACGATACAGGTAATGCCATTTTAGAACAATTTTTTATAATAACCGAATGAATAATTATTTGTCGTTGCGTTTATTGTAAATAAGCCGTTTTTAGCGGTTTTAAATCCTAAACCAACTCCTAACCCTACTTTGTTGTCAAATGCCCTTAAATCGCCTAAAACACCCAAATAAAGCTCATTCTTTGGCTTTAGTGTAACCGTTTTATTTATATAGATAGTTTTTTCACTTATTTGAGCAGTAAAACGCCTTCCAATAATTGAATTTCTACTTATTGTATCTAAAATAATAAACGAACTAGAATCGACCTTAATTGTATCAGCATAAGCCTTAACCTGAACATAGTCTTGTAAAATGCGAACCGTATCATGTATTTCATCTATTTGGTATAAAGTATCTAAAACGACAAAAGGGATGCTATTCCCTTTCTTGTAAAACGTTGTTGTGTCGTGCTTATAAACTGTGTCAGTCTTAACTATTACTACCTCATTTGTGTTTGTAACATTGTTAGAAATAACAATAATAGCAACTATAATAAGTAAAGTAATAATTAAATCTTTCATCGGTTTTGCTTGTTTTGTAATTCTATTGCAAGTTTATTTATTGTTTCTAGTATATTATCTAGTTTTTTTGCTATTATGTCGTCTTGCTTTTCTACCATTGAAACCCTTACTTCAAGTTCCTTTAGTTTTAAGCTTACTTTAACATAAATACTAATTAGCCCTATTATAATGGTTAGGGCTTGACCAACTAAAAAAACGATTAAACTTGCTGCCATTTTACAATACTTCTTCTTCTTCTTTAATAAATTCGATACCATTAACCCAATTTTCTAGGAAAGTAAAGTTTTCTAAACCATTTGCGTTAATAACTTCAATAGTTTTAAATTCAAATTCCTTTTCTCCTAGTTCCTTGATTTGTTCAGTTAGTTTTTTGATTCCGTCTTTAGTAAATTTGTAACCATTTTTCTCATCAATGATTAAGCAATCGTTACCATCTACCTGTGCGTTGTCTAATCTTAAACCTTCAACATCTGCCTGATATGCTTCGTGATGGCTCTTTACTTTCTCATAAATACGGAAAAGTTTTTTCTGCGTACGGCTTTCTTGACTACCGATTACGGCATTTAAATTGGCTACTAATGTGTTTAATTGTGTGTATTTCATGTTATAGTTTTTACAAATATAATTATATTATACTACTGCGACCAAATTTAATTTAGCCAAAGCCCAATTATAAGCCCACTCATTAGCACTTACGCTTGAATCCCAAGTTTGATAGTCTTCGCCACTCATTGTTAAATTACCTTCAACTAGTGTTTGTGGGTAGCTTGTAACTACTTTTACATCTTCAGTAACTTCTGCTTCAGTTTCTGTTGCAGCACTAATTAAATTTGTTACAATGTGGCTTACCTCTACGCTAGAAATAGAGTAATAAAAGGTTGCCGTTGTAGCTAGGTCGTCGCCTATTAAGCGAAGGTTAAATTCCGTTCCTAGTTTTTCTTGTCCATTCTGCCATGAACTGATTGGTTGAATTTTCATATTATTTATTTTATATTTTTGATTAACAAGATACTACTTCTAATACTACACCCGTTGTTGACACCCTTACTGAAAAAGTACCGCCTGTACCTTGCCATTTTAACGGAACCCATAAGCCGTTACCATTTGTTTTAACAGTATTATAAGTATTATAAAGAATATCGCCTACGTGTACGCTAGGGTTACCGCCTTGCCTCCAGCCTATGTAATAAGGTCTAACTGAAACATAGGCAGCACAAGATATTGCACTAGAACTATAAACAGGGTTTGTTGGCCCCATATACATTATAAAGTCGCTAGTTATTGTTTCACTCTTAGTTGGTAACTGATTAGCTGCCGCACTAATAGCAAATACGTTAACCATTGATTCTACTTGTGATGTTGTTAGCATTTCAGCAGTTAAAGGAATAGCAGTACCACCAGTCTTAGCTATTAAAGCACCTCCTGTACTAACCGCTTCTTGTAGCGTGTTACCTGAATAGCATTGATTGTCTGCCGTTGTAGCCCAAGTTGCCATTAGTTAAGTTTAGCTTTTAATTCTTTAATCTCTTTTTCTAGTTGTGCAATCTTTAAAGTATGGACATCTAAATAGTTTACATTTAAAAACTCACTTCCTGTAACTGCATCAGGTAATATAGACTGAACTTGTTGAGCAGAATAACCATATCTTACTTGATTAATATCATTGTCTTTACGAGTAAACTTAATTACATCTATTGCTGATAAGTTTATATTAGGATTTGTTTCTAGTATATTCTTAAATCTTATATCAGAACTTTCATAAAAACCTGTGGCATATACTGTACCATTTACCTGAACTAATCCTGTTGCATTAGTTGTAGTTCCTATTAGTAAATTGGCTCCGCTAAGACGCATTCTTTCGGTATTGCTAGTTCCAAAACATAAAGGATGTGCGGAAAAAGTAAATAAAACAGCAGTTAAAGCTGCTTCATTTATTGCATAGAAAGATTTTACAGTTGTTGTGTTATTATGTATAAAAGCATAATCACCCCCACCAAATAATTCTAAATGTTTACCAGATAAACTATAAGTTGTTGGGCTGCTCGTTCCGATTCCAACATTGCCTCCTTGTGTAATAGTCATCCTTCTTTGCCAACTACCACTTAAAGTCCAAAAGTCTAATCCATTAGATGCATTAGCTTGTATAAATGCATTATTTGCAAGTTGTAAATAAGCTCCACTTCCTACACTATCTGAACCTGTTTTGCTTGAATAAAATCCATCACTTGTTGAAATAGTTGACCCTGCACTTACACTACTACTAAACGTGGCAGCACCTGTGGAGGTAAAAGTTAGCATATCTAAACTTGTAGAAAAGTTTCTAATGCTCATTGTTGCAGCACCACTTGGAGTATATAAAGAATAATATCTAACATTGCCATCTCCAAATATTATATTATGTGCACCACCATTTTTAGCCATTAATACCCCATCACTTGTAGCATCAAATGCTCTCCCACTCGTATTATTAAAATAATTATTTGCATTGGTCGTTACACTACTACTAAACGTGGCAGCACCTGTGGATGCTATGGTTAAAGCTGCCGTACCTGCACTATTTGTTTTAAATTCAAATTGATTAGTAGCATTAGTATAAACTATTCTACCTAAAAAATCAGTTCCACTTGTTGAAAAATCAATTATACTTCCTGTTGCACCATTTAATTGTATTTGAGCATAATTACTTTCATAATATGCGTGTATTCCATTTCCTACATTTGTATTTGTTCCACCACTTACATAAAAGTTTGAACTAAACCTTCCCGTTCCGTTGACATCTAAAGTATATCCTGATAAAGTTGTTGTACCTATGTTTAATACCCCTGCCATATAGTTAGCAGCAGTTCCGTTCATGTATAAGTTCCATTTGTTAGTGCCTGATGATATTCCTCCGAAAAATCCATAATTGTTAGTAGCACCTGTTAAGTTATCAACATTAAATCCATATTGAGTTGTTACTATTGAACCTGCTCCAAATGTACCTTGTGTTGCTCTATAATGAAATAAAGTTCCTAATGTAAAAGATGCGGCAGCAGTACTTGATGCAGATAAAAAGTAGTATGCTTGACTTGTTACATCACTTTGAATTACTCCATCAGAACCAATGCCAATAGAAAGAGTAGAACCTGTTATATTTTTTGAAACTGATAAACTTGTTCGTGTCAAAGCAGTCGCACCAATACCCACATTACCACGAGCATCTATCCTCATTGCTTCTACTAAAGAAGTTCCTGCTGATACAGAACGAGTAAGGAATGACAAGTATGCACCACCTAATGTACCTGCTGAAAATGCACCTATTTCAGCGTATAATCCACTTGATTTTGCACTTGAATCTCTACCACCCCATTTAATTCTACCAATATTTTCTCCTGCTGATAATGAAGTATCATTTCTAAATAAAGTAATATCGCCACCATTTAGACTTGCAATAGTTAATTGTGATGAATCAACAGTATTAACTGTTATTACTAATCCACTACCTGTACCACCTAATAAAGTATTTGAAACAGTTAAAGTATCACCTGCTCTATAAGAAGTTCCACCCCAAGTTAATGTTGCAGTTGTTACTATCCCACTAATTACAACTATTGTAAATAAAGCATAATCAGCATTAATAGTTGCAGAAATATTTGTAGAAGCTACATCAGTATAAGTTCCATCAACATAACCACTACCACCATTGGTTAAAGTAGTTGTTAATATTGGACCTGAAGAAACAAAGTTTGATGAACTACCTATCCCTGTATCTCCTAATAAAAAGTTAGCAGCAGTACCACCCATAAATAAGTTCCAACGATTTAATGCAGCAGGAATAAGACCATAAAATCCAATATTTGCTGTTGCTCCAATAAGACCATTATCTGCAAAAAATCCAATTTGAGTTGTAACTGAGCTACCTGCACCAAATGTACCTTGAGATGCAAAATAATGATATATATTAGATAAAGTAAAAGATGCAGCTTGAGTTGTTGCTACAGTTCTATTATATATTGCAGTTGTTGTTACATCAGATTGTATTGAACTTGAATTAAATATTCCATAAGATGTTGTTGCACCTGTTATATTAGTGCCAATTCTTAAATTATATCCTGTTAATGCCGATTGTCCAATACCTAATCCACCATTTGCAATTGAAGTATTAGACCCTAAAGTAATCAAAGAACCTGTATCTGTAATATTACTATTACCTATTGTAGATGCAGCTGTAAATTTAGGTAAAGTATTAGTTGTACCTGTACCTGTTACAGGATTAGTTAAAGTAGAAACACTACCATCTGCCATTAAGTATTGACTTGATGTACCTCCACTCTTTACTAAAGTAGTTGCGTTTAATGTACCTATTATCGTTGCTGCGTTTCCGCTTCCACTTGTCTTGTTTATGTATAATCCTTCGCCAGCACCACCTTTAGTAATATTCAAAGCAATTCCGCTACCGCTTGAATGATTAATAGCGAAAGTATCACTACCACCATTTGATGCAAAAGAACCTGTTGCTCCTGTAATAACATCAGCAGTCAAATTAAAAGTACCCAAATCAACATTTGCAGTTGCACCTGTATATGGTACAAACCCTGTTAATATCGGAAAGGTTGTCAAGTTTCCTGCTCCGTTTATGTATTGCAAATTAGTTCCTGCAAAGCCTATGTTTATAGTTCCGCTTGTTGTTACAGGACTTCCTGTTATCGTTAAAGAATCACCTGATTCAGTTAATGCTACACTTGTAACCGTTCCTACTGCACCGCCTGACCTTTCCCACGTTGAACCTGAATAAACTACATAATCACCAACTATAAAAGCAATAGGACCAGCACCGAAGTTAACCGTACCTGCTACGTTACACAAATAAACATCACCAGCGTTACCCGTTCCATTTGCTAAAGTAGGAGTATTAGTAGCTGCGTTCCAAGTTCCTAGAAACTCCATTACGCTATTAGGAAGCTGACTAACTAATATTTTGCCACTAGAATCTAGTTGCGGAATACCATTAGCAGTATTTATAGGAAGTGAACTTAACACCCCTGTAGTACCTGTTATTACGCCATTTAATCCCCTTACCCTTGCTCCGCCAGTTATGTCGATTTGATTACTCATAGTTTTTAATTAAAAAGCCCTCTAATAAATTCGTCTGATTCTAAAACCCTGCCAAATGTTAACGTACCCGTTGCCTTATTCCATTTAACCTGATTATCTACTGGCGTTCCTGTTGTTAGTATTTCTCTTACATCAATACCACCACGTGAAACATAAAGAATGTCATTACCGATTAAATCAGTCCAAACCTTTGTAGTTTCTCCACCTGCTGCAGTAAATTGTTTCATTATTGTAGATCCACCTGTTATTACTGTGCCGCTAGGGTCGATTGTAGCCCCTGAAGTACCAAACGCACCTGTACCCTGTAAAGTAACTGAATAGGTCGCAATATCCTTATAA